CAACTGTAACACATTTTGATCACGCACGTACTCATTGTACTCTTGGCTGTAGGTATCAGGAAAAAACTGTGCCTGAAAACTCCACGGTAGAGTAGTATCAAATGAGGGTGGGATCGAAATGGGAATGCTAATCGTATCAGCAAACACCAGAACAGGCTCTCGCGTCTTCGACGGCGGACCCACTGGCGTGCGGCCCATCATCTTATGATGCAGAGGGTCTAGCATTTGCCTACACCATTCACCAGCATCGGCGCCTTCCAAGCGCTCGATCTCTTTTAGAACATTGTCAATTTCTGGAAACATGTACGCCTTGTACATCTCTATAGAACTTTTAAAACCTCCGACCATCCTACGTCACTCGTTTATTGCGACGCACTTTAAAAGTTCGAGGTAATGTTTCCATTCACTCACGACCCGTGAGGACCTTCAAAAAGGACTTACGATCATCCATATCAACCTGAACGGTGTCAAGGAATTCCTCAGCCTTAATTTGATCTAGGGGTTCCAGTAAGTGAAACTGCCATTTTGCATACCTTATCACAATCTTAAAAACTTCCTCATCTGCATAAGAAAGAACAGCTAGATTTAAAGATCGTGTAAATGCATCCAATTTACTAATCGGATTCAAAGGTTCAAAAACCAATGAGGAACATATTTTGCCCATCCGAGGATAGGGAATGTACTGTTGATGAAATTCACTCCATCTCGCATTACTACCGAGAAAGGAGTGTCGCGAGGATAACTTTCCTTCCGAGAAAGTTATTACTGTCGCACTCTCCTTCATTACGATTCCGAATCTACCATACACTTCAACAAGTGCGTCACGGTATTGTTCTACTGTGACCGGAAAAAATTCATCATCTAATGACTCAATGTAATCATCGGAATAAATTGCTACAACTGCATACTCCATACATTCTTCATAAGTTGGAACAGGGAGACCGTTCGAAACTCTCAAATAAATAAGCTCATAGAACTTAATAATTAAATGTTTGAGAGAGTTATCTGAAGCGGTGTTATTGGTTCCTGATCTGTTTCCTGTATTACACTCTACAACATCACCATTAGGCAATAGAACTACCGAATGAACGATATTCTCAACTACTTGATAATATTTTGGTGTTAA